TACAGAGGAACTTGTCTCCAGCTAATTTCTACTGGAACAAATTTATTCTTGAGTGGATGTCCTTCTGGACGAGATGCATTGATCCAAGTATTATGAAAATGGTTTAATCCGTGTGGAGTTGAAACAATTATAATTTTTGAGGTAGTACCAGCCGAAATAGTCGGATACGTAGATGCATAAAACTCTTCTGCAATATTTTGTGGAAGGTACGCAAACTCATCTAACAATAGAAAATTATAAGAACCACCACGGATAGCTGAAGCCGAAGTAGCCGCACACATAACGGAGGAACCATTTTCAAGACTTAGTGAAGTTTTATTCCACTCAAGCACACCTTGTTGCAAGTACTGTGGTAAATTTTCATAGGCTAACTGAAGTCTATTAAATAATTCAGTTGCAGTTTTTTGTTTATTTGCAAGAATAGCAACTTTAACATCTGGATGAAAGTTTACATAATGGTTGATATATCCAAGCACGCAGCTGGACTTACCACTCTGTCGAGGAAACTTTGATACCACAAATCGATTATCATGAATAGACTGAATAAAGTTTTTTTGATAATCATATAAGATAAACGGACTTAAACCTTTATCTAGAGTTACAATCTTAATATGATTTTCAATAAAGTGAATTGGGTCACGAGCACACTTGACATATTCGTCAAATTGGTCTTTGGTATAATTGACATTTATACCAGGTGCTTTAAGATTCGGGTTTGACCGATATCCTGTTCTGGGTTGACTCATTTATTTCTGCCTCCACATATTCTTTTTCTTTTTTTAATAAGGCTTGTAGATCTTTTGTTGTACCAACAAATATTGAATTATTTGTATTATTTTTTACAGTAACTTTATTTGTTTCTGCAAATTTTGTAGATACGTCCATTAGATTTACATTGATATCAGCTATTGTTTTAATCATAGTAGCAAGAACTTCATAAGCTCTTGGGTTGTCAGATTCAATAGCAACTTTCATTATTCCTTCTAAACTAACTGCCCCGCTAGAAATAAGATTTCTTAGATTCTGTCTGGCAAAATCGTAATCTTCACTTGCTGGTCCAGTAGCACCAGGTTTTACAATTTCTTGTTTGGTAGTTTCGTTTGTAGAGTCTATATGAAAAAACTGTTCTAAATTTTTATTTACATCTTTCATTTTTATTCTAACATAGCTTGCACATCGAGATTATAATCTTCAAGAAGATCAACAGCTTGGTTACCATTTGCTGGACCAAACATATAACCTTTTGCGATTAATCCTATACTAGACATATTTAGGCGGCGACTGCCAAAGTCTCCATCGTATCGTTCATTTAAATTAATACCGTTCATGATAACCAGTGGAACTGTTGTATCATCTCTATTTGCACCATAGTTAATTTTTAAATTAAATTCTGGATTAAAATATGGAATAATTTGTTCTGAAATTTGTAAAGTATCTGTAATATGTCTTGTGTACATAAACAAATTAAATGTTATGTTAATGGGTACTTCGACAAACATTTGTTTACCCTGATTGCCAACAACATCATATACATCTGTATTTACTTTGTTACGTCTACGGCTTGGATCAATGGCAATCTGGTTAACTGCAAAACTCATCTGCGGTAAACGTATACCTAATTTAGTATCATCGGTGATCGATGATTCTTCTAATAACCGCCGAATAAACTTTTCTTTAGGTGCATAAGTTAATGGAACACGAATATTTTTGTCAACTCCACTTTCTGGGTGAGCAACATAGATATTATTGAATAGTGTACCGAAAGCAATAACGACTTTTCGAAGATATGCGCCGTAATAATATTGAAACATTAATAATTACCTTCCGAGAATGGATCCGTATTGTCAAACGGGACCACATTATTTGCAAATCTTTCTTGTTCAAAATCCTCATTGTTTCCTTTGAGAGTCTTGTTGGTTCCGTAGGACATGTATCTATTAGTATCCGGAATAATGGAGCTAATAGACGCTGTGAGGCCTTGGTAGACTCCAGCCGTATCTCCGAGGGCTCTAAAGGTAGAAGCCGTGCTGAAGCTTCCGCTGATAATATTGATAAGCACTGGACTATAAGTTTCACCACCCCAAGATTCAATTTGACCAAATCCACCAGAACTACCAGAAATACCACTTTGCCTTACGTATTGTCCTGGATAGAAAGATGTAGCACCTATAAGATTGTACACATATAGGTTGTAGAAGGTTCTAAAGGCATTGTCATAAATTTCATTGATAGCAGTATTGCCTGTGGTAATTTTTTCCATACTGTAACTGAACATTTCACATGTCAATTCATAACTATGAAGTTTGCCTAATGCGTAGAATGGATTTTCAGCTCCACAAAGTTGATTTCAAATATACTTTTGGATAAAGGAAAATAGATTAGGTCACCTTCGCGTGGACGAATAATTGCAGGTTCTGCTGCACTTACTATGTCCTTGAATCTTTTCTTTGCAATAACCAGAGTAAGTTGATCTTTGACTTCAATACCAAACTGATTAATAATATCAGTTCCTTTGAACCCAGTATTTGTTTTGATATAGGCTTCAATGGTATAAGATGTAGAAAACGAAGTACCCATATCTTCACCAAAGATTTTATCAATATTTGCATATTGACGTGGAACATAAACCACATCTCTTCCGGTACCTTGAATAATTTCGATGGTTATAGATTCCATCAAATCTTGTTGTCCAGTATCGTCTTGAATATATGGGTTGGTAGTCATGGTTTAGCCTATCAGCATATCTGGTGGTGGCTCGTACATCTTGGTTATCTTATCTTCAATCTCTTCTATTTCTCGTAAGGCATCAGCCATAAGAGCGGGTGCATTCATTTGTGCACCACCAGGCAGCGGAACACCAGAAAACTTCATAAGATTCTGTGCCCATTGTTTTTTCAATGTAGCCGTATAGTATCGTTTAAAAATACGGTCTTTCCATATTTTTGGATATAAGTCTACGTCAATAGCAACATAAGCTTCAAACATCAAATAACTTCCTACTTTGAGTCTCTCTTTTCCTGTATCTAAAAAGAGTCTTGATGTAGCTTTTGAGAATGTGTATGCAACTGGATATGAAAAATCCATTTCAATAGTTTGAATATAACTTCTTGCCATCTCGTAATTGGATAATGCACCATATGATGCTTGTCCTTGATTAAAGAAGATACCAAAGAAATCCTGCATCGATAATTGATAACGTAGATCAAAGATGTAATCACCAACAGTAGAAGTAATAGGATAAACTTTACTGATAGTTAAAATATGGTCTGCGCTAGGCCACCCACCACTAGAACCAAGTGCAGCACCTATATTATCAGTATTGATATACTGGCGCGATAAATCAGTTCCAGTAATTTTATAAGCAAACAGAGCTCTATGAACAAAGTCAAAATGCTTTTCCATTAGATAGCTTAAACAGTCATCCAAACGATCATCAGCTTGAGTAGAGCCAATATTGACCGTGACAACTGGTTCGCCCAGGGCTCGTTTACAAAAACCAATAAATTCTTCTTTGTTTGTTGGATCCATTACAAAAATTATTTAGGCTCTTGAGAACTTTTAATTTTAGCCATTTTCTCAAAAACTTGATATTCTACATCAGATGGGTCTGGATTAGACACAATAATTTTATCCAGTTCCATAATATCATAAATTTCAATTTGAGTTTTTCTATTGTTTTCTTCAATTTCTTTAGGATTTGCTGGTTCATAATTAGAAAATCCTGGCATCTTTAGTGGACACGAAAGATACGGATAATCCAATTTAGAATAAGATTTACCATTTACTAATAATTGAGTATATGGAGTGTCTCCACACCCACATCCACCACAGTAATGACCACCATGGTGTTCACTTTTAAGTAAATTTGCGCATGGTAAAATTGACTCATTACCAAAGCAAGACAATACACGTAATTGTTTTTCCCAAACAAAAGCTTTTTTGTTTGTAAATCCACGTGAAGCCAAAGACATAGCCAAAGCAATACATTTATTTAAAAAATTCATTAGACACTTAGAAAAGTTATTTCAAAAGAAAAAGGACACGCTAAAGTTTTAAATAGTGTTCGATAAGAAGCATTTAAATTTGATGTAACTGTGTATCTACCACCAGAACTTACTACAATACTAAGCGTTGTTACACCAAATAAACTTTTTAAAATATATGCCATACCTTCTTGTGTTCCACGTATTCTCGTATACACATCATATGTCATATAAAATCTTCTAAAATTACTAACAAGTTCTGGATAAGTAGCAAAATTTAAATTACCAGAAAATACTAAGTCTGCGTATGCTTGCAAAAATGCATCTGGGACATAGTGAATATCTCTTAAATCTTCGAGATAAAATCCCATACCGTAGCCTTCATAATCAAAAAGCCATCTATAGTAATAAGTAAAAAAATCAATTACTGGTGCTGAAGTTGGGTTAGCAGCATATTCTTTTTGTACCCATGATGGAAATTGATTCTTAATTTGAATCTTATCGCCATCCCATTCTTTTTCTGGAATACCCTG